AAGACTTTCTCACTATTCTTATGAGTTGTTTAATAATAAACTGAGGATAACTCCTATGCCAGCCGGCTTCGTTCCCTATATGTGGGTTCAGTTTACAATTGACAAAGACCCGTGGACCGAGGACGCTGACAGGAAGAACGGCACCGACGGCATCAACAACCTAAACACTCTGCCGTTTGAGAACATTCCTTATAAGAATATTAACTCGATCGGTAAACACTGGATCCGCCGTTATGCCCTTGCCCTCAGCAAAGAAATGCTTGGCCAAATCAGGGGTAAGTTTGGCGGCGCCATCCCGATCCCAGGAGATAGCATAACACTTAACTCCTCGGACCTTTTGGGCCAAGCCAAAGATGAGCAAACTGCGCTTAAAGAGGAACTAGTTAAGATCCTAGACGAAATGACCTATAAGGCTTTGGCAGAGCAAGACTCTGCGCTGATGTCAGCCATGGATAAGGTTAATCAAGGGATTCCATTAATGATCTATCAGGGGTAACTAAATGTCGACGAAGAATAAATGGTCACAACCAGACGCCCCGCCGCCTCCTCTCTTTACCGGAAAGAAGGAGAGAGATCTTGTTAAACAAGTTAACGACGAACTTATTGAAAGGGTTATAGGGCAAACTGTTGTTTACTATCCGATTGATGTTGCCACGACGAACTTTCATCCCCTTTACGGCGAAGCGATAAAAAAGAACTTTCTTCCCCCAGTAAGAGTTCACGCCTTAGTTGAGTTCGAGGGTATAAATACAAAATATGAAAATAGCATTGGCCTTGACAAAGAATCAAACCTTACAGTTCACTTCCACAAACGAAGATTAACCGAGGATCAAGACCTTTATGTGAGAGAGGGTGATTTTATTTTATACGGAAAGATATATTACGAGATAGTTACTCTGTCAGAACCTAAACAACTCTTTGGGCAAATTGACCATCTCCTAGAGATATCAGCCAAATGTATAAGAGCCCGCGAGGATTTATTCGATGCCACCTGATTATTCACATACTGAAATAAAAGATGCCAACGGGAAACTAAAAGAGGTTGTCTTTATGCCCTCAACCATTGAGACAATCGATCAGGCGATTTATAAATATATTGACGAAAACTTAAACCTTCACTCTAACACGAACAAGGGCTGGAAAAAGGCTCCTGTTATTTGGGTTGCCTCAGAGCGTTCATACCAAATAAAAAACAATCGAGACCTCAGAGACAACCAAGGTGTATTAAAACTTCCCCTTATAACACTAGAGCGCTCTTCAATGGTGAAGGACCCAGCATTTAAGGGCACTTTTCAGGCCCATATGCCCGACTCAGGTAGGGGCTACCATAGGGTAAGAAGGGTTAATGTCCCGGCTGCCAGAAGGATAAATCAAGGGAAGACTTCAAACTTTAAGAATGCTTGGGCTGCTCGACAGTACGGAGACATAAATAATACCGATGTTGGCCGGGGCCAGCAGAATTTCCCGGGATCTCCAACAGATAAAAGCAGAGTTGTATTTGAAACGATATATAAACCTATTCCGATTTGGGTTAAAACTATGTATTCTCTGAAGATAAGAACAGAATTCATACAACAGATGAATGAACTAACACAACCATTCTATGTAAGAACCGGCCAAGCCAACTCCTTTTTTATAACTCACGAGGGCCATCGTTATGAATCTTTTGTCGAGGGGGACTTTGGCCAAACAAACAACATCGCAGAGTTAGGAGAAGACGAAAGAATATACCAAGCAGAGATCAACTTAAAGGTGCTGGGTTATTTGATGGGTGAAGGACAGAACGACGAACGCCCGAAAATCACAGTCGTCGAAAACTATGTTGATATTAAGATCCCCAGAGAACGGGTTATTGTAGGAGATATCAACACCTTCCTTAGTAAAAACGATGAAGGAAAAGGTTTTTATAGGGAGTAGGGGTATTTGCGCTCGGCGAATACTATTTATAAATGTTGAAGTAGTATGGTTAAAAGACTGTATTAAGGAGAACTAGTAATGCCATCAGACGCTAGAAAATTTAGATTTGTATCCCCCGGGATTTTCTTAAACGAGATAGACCAATCTCAAATCCCCGCAGAGGCCCTCGGTATTGGGCCAGTCGTCGTTGGTCGCGCCCTTAAGGGCCCCGGAATGATCCCGACCAGAGTTGGCTCTTTTTCAGAGTTCACATCAGTGTTCGGTGAGCCGCTCACTGGCCGCGGCAATGTAAGCGATGTTTGGCGTCAAGGCAACCACTCCGCCCCAACGTATGCCGCCTATGCGGCCCAGGCCTACCTAAGAGCCGGCGTCGGTCCAGTTACCTTCCTGCGTTTGATGGGAACGCAGCACCCCGACGCTGTGAGCGAGAGTGGCTTAAGCCGCAGTGATTCCGGCTACGCGGGCTGGGCCACCGTAAAGACTATTGACCCCACAGTTGCGGACAACGGCGGCGCCTATGGTCTGTTTTTGTGGCCTTCTTCTAGCACTATGACTACTGTTGGGAATGTGGCCACCGGTTCTCTTGCTGCCGTATGGTATATCAATAACGGGGGGGCGATTGTCCTTTCGGGCAACACCCCGGGACAAGCGAACGCCGCCGATGCCACCTACCTGGCTACAATCTCCGGCGCTGCAACTGTGGTAGAATCCGATTCGAATGGCCTGTACAGAGCTATAGTTTATAATTCTTCCCGCACCGAAGAAGCAAATGTATCATTCAGCCTTCAGGAGAGCAGTGATAAATTCGCTCGTAAGGTATTTAATACAAACCCACAGTTGGTTGCTGGTGGGATTGAAGATAGTGGCCATGTATATTCTTATTGGCTTGGGGAGACATTTGAAAGATATTTAAGTGATAATAGCCTTTCTAATAGTCAAACAATGGGAGCCATCCTTGCGCTTGCTTCTGGTTCCATTGAAGCCGGCCTTCACGAGAGAGATCATGCTTACCGCGATGCACATTCGGGATGGTTCTTTGCTCAAAGCACAAATGCAGACACCGCTAGCTACCAGCCTGATAATCAGCAGAAATTATTTAAGTTTGTTGGGATCAACGGTTATGGAGAGTGGTTACAGAATAACATTAAAATATCCATTACAAATATTAAATACTCCAAGACTGGTTATATTAATCACGGAACTTTCGATGTTATAATTAGAAAAGCCAGTGATTCAGACATGAAGCCCGTTATTCTTGAGAGATTCTCTAACTGTAATCTCGACCCGGGTTCTCCTAATTATATTGCTGTTCTCATTGGTGATACCTATCAGACTTATGATACTATTGAGAATCGCTATCGTGAGTTTGGAAATTATCCTAACCGGTCAGAATATATTCGTGTTGTGATGCACGAAACAGTTGATTTGGGCAGCGTTGATGATACGCTTTTGCCATTTGGTGTATATGGCCCCCCCCGCTTCCCTGGATTCTTGCTTGGAAGCGGATCCGCCGGCGGCGGCAATGGCGCCCCCGTCCTCTCTTTGGGTTATGGCCAAGGCAACGCCGGGTATGCTATCGGCGCCAAAAAGATCGCCGAATTTCATGCCGATAATGTCAATAACTGCGTCATTCATTCAACCGGCTCACAGGTCTTCAACCTCGCGGTGCCCGGCGGTGCCGTGGGCGCCGGCGCATTCGGCACCGCGTCGATTGTTTATCCCGCAGTTGGAACCCGTGCCTCGGCCTCCGATGACAGCGCCATCGCGACCACGAATGCTTATTTCGGGCTGCATACAGGAAAGTCCGCAACTAGCACCGTTTTCGACGATGGATATAGTGACTACTTAAGACCTCTTGGTCGCCAGGTTGTTTCTGACGGCACATGGGCGGATACTTACGGCCAGTCCGGATATGGAGATATGGAGCCTCAGTGGGTGTTCTCGCTTGATGAGATCAGACTCGTTACAGGGTCTGCTTGGGCCACAACTAGTAAGGCTTCAAATATCTCTGATGCGTTCTGGGAGACAGGCTCCCATGCGGCCGGTGATTCATGGACAGCCGGCGCGATGCCCGACGGTGTGGATGCCGTCCAGGCAGATGGCTTAACCGCAAGCTATAAGAATGTCTTGGATTCTAAGGTCAATCGCTTCACAACTCCTCTTTGGGGTGGCTTCGACGGCTTTGATATTAGAGAAAGAGAGCCAATGCGCAATACCATTCTGGATGGCAACAGCCCGACAGAAACGACAAGTTATGTCTATTACACTTATCGGCGCGCCATTGACATGATTGCGGATCCAGAAGTGGTGGCCATGAATGCAGTTACTATTCCTGGCCTCTGGGAAGAAAACTTGACGAAGTATCTCATTGATACTGTTGAGGCTCGTGCCGATTCTTTGGCCATTATCGACGTGAAGGGTGGTTTATATCCGCGCCACGAAATGAATGACACGATCACCACCAGAAAAGGTAACCTCGATACTGTTATATCCAGTTTCCAGGCTCGCAACCTCAACTCTTCATACGGTTGTGCGTATTATCCATGGGTCAAGGTCCGTGATGACCAGACTGGCACATATGTTGATATGCCGCCTTCCGTCGTTGCGCTAGGCGTCATGGCCAATACAGAACGCACCGCCGATGTGTGGTTCGCGCCTGCTGGGTTCCGTCGAGGCGGCCTTTCCGTCGGTGCGGCCGGCCTCACGGTCACCGGCATCGAGACGAAGCTCACATCCCAAAATAGGGACGATCTTTACGAAATCAATATTAACCCAATCGCCAGTTTCCCCGCGGAAGGCATTGTGATCTTCGGACAGAAGACACTTCAGGCCACCCGCTCGGCACTTGACCGGATTAATGTCCGCCGTCTTATGATCTTCGTCAAACGTGGCATCTCACAGATTGCTTCCACAACCCTGTTCCAACCCAATGTTCAGGCGACATGGAATACCTTTAAAGGCAGAGCAAATACTTTCTTGTCCGATGTCAAGATTCGCTTTGGTGTAGATGATTTCAAGATTATATTGGATGAAACTACAACCACTCCCGACTTGGTTGATCGTAACATCATGTATGCCAAGATCTTTATCAAGCCTACTAGGGCCATCGAATACATCGCTATTGATTTTATTATTACGCGGTCTGGCGCATCTTTTGAGGACTAAAACTTGATTCATTACTATTTAAAAATAGCAGGAGATAATATATAATGGCCAATGAAAATTTTTGGACAAACACCCCCGTGCAGGATCCCAAGAGAGGCTTTAGGTTCAAGGTCTCGATCCCGGGCCTCACCGGCGACGTTGCGGATCCGATTTGGTGGGCCAAAAAGGCCGAGAAGCCCTCGGTATCTTTTACTGAAGCTAGTCATAACTATCTAAACCACACTTATTATTGGCCTGCTAGGGCGGAATGGAATGAAGTTTCGGTCACCATGGTAGATCCCGTTGATCCTGACGCGGCATCAGGCCTTGTACTCCTGGTCCAAGCGGCTGGATATGATATCCCGGCCGGCATCGCGGACGCGGATTTTGCTAGCATGTCGAAAGCAGGCGCCATCGGCGCACTTGGTATTGTGCTCGTTGAGCAAATCAACGAACTTGGTGATGTGTTGGAGTCGTGGACCCTCAATAATGCTTGGATTAAAGAGGTCACTTTTGGTGAACTAGATTATGGTTCAGACGATCTCACGGAATTAACCATTAAGTTCCGTTATGATTGGGCGACTTTCGCGGCCCCAGGACTTACCGAGCGTGTCTTTACAGGCCCGGGCGGCTCAGCTTAATGGAGGCTTGATATGGCTGGACCAGACGACACCGACGCCGCCGCTCCCACCGTCTTCCCGGGTGACGCGCCACGCGGCCTAGACCGCTTCTTCGTCCCCGCCTTCGCCGATCCCGCCGTCTTCCCGGAGGCCAGACTTCCACCCGTGGGACACTCCATGGCTAACCAAGACGCATTCGACCTTGCACTCGCGGCGCTCGACAAAGCAGAGGCCGCCCGCGAAGCGCAGCCCACCGGCGACCTGAAAATTCCCAGCTTCTGGACCGCCCCTCGTGGAGGCTTTTACGAACCAAAGTTTCAATATCGGTTCAAGGTTGTTATTCCAGGCATGGGGTTGGAAGACGGCCGCATCGGTGGCCCCAAAGACGCTTTCCATGATCGCCAAGACGGCCAAGGAGGTTTTGTTTGGTACGCTAAATCTGTGGACAAACCAGGGTATTCGGTGGAAGATATTCAGAAAGACCATTATTATAGTTCCAACAACAAGGCCAGCCCGCTTTTGACTGTTGACAGAATACTATATAAACCAGTATCCATGACACTTATAGACCCCGGCTACCCGAACGCAACAAGAAAGTTAGTTAGATTTCTGCGCCGCAGCGGGTTTCATGATGCTAAGGCCCAAACCGCCGCCGAGAAATACGGCCCGGGATCTACAATGGCTTATTTAAAATCTATTGGTGAAAGTGGACCCCCCTCCACGCCGGCCTCTTTATATCCTAACAATGTTTTTATTCATCAGCTTGATGCCTCCGGTGCCATTATAGAGACCTTCATATTGGTTGAAGGGTATCCAGCAGAGGTTGATTTTGGAAAGCTAGACTATTCAAGCAATGACCCGGTTGAAATAACGGTCAAATGGCTTTATAAATCTTTTATAGCCAACTACCCCAAGGGGCCAGGGTTAGGAAATGAAAAGGAATTTGTTTATCTAGAGGATCATCATGGCACCCCCGACACCGCCGAGCAGGCCGCGGCCGGCTCTGCAAAATGCAGGGCAGCCGCAGCACTCGCCTGGCTCAATCTCACTCCCGGGCAGCGCCTAGCGAATGGCAACAAGATCGACGCGTACGTCGAGGCGTACCCGTGTTCATAATAACAAAAACTTAACCAACCAATGAGGTAATAATGAGAGATAATAGTAAGAGAGTTTCGGCAGCGGCAGACCCTATGCCCGCGGCCGTAACAGATGAGGACCGTCCAGCCTTGGACTTCTCAACGCCAACAGAGATAGTTGATTTGCCTTCAAAGGGCAGGTTCTACCCCGAAGGTCATCCACTACATAACACAGAGACAATAGAAATCAAGTATATGACAGCAAAGGATGAAGATATTTTAACTTCACCCACGCTGTTGAAAAAGGGTTTAGCTATTGATCGTTTTCTTCAAAATGTTATACTTGATAGAAGAGTGAGAGTCGACTCGTTGCTGACTGGCGACAAAAATGCGATTCTTGTGGCTTCCCGAATAAACGGCTTTGGAGCTGAATACACAACAAAGGTCACATGTCCAGGCTGTGCAACCGTATCAGAGAACAAGTTTGATCTTGCCGAGGTCACGGCGAATCACGGTGATGATTTTGAAGATCACAATATCGTCCCAACTGAACAAGGGACGTTTATTGTAAAACTACCCAGAACAAAGTTTGAGGTCGAAGTTCGGCTTCTAACCAGTAAAGACGAGAATGAACTTATCGCAAAGATGCAAACCAACAAGAAGCGAGGCGCTTACGAAACAAACTTAACAGATCAGTTGAAAAAGATCATTGTTTCTGTTAATGGCGTTGACGACCTACAGACTATAAGCAAGGTTGTTAATAGTCTCCCAGCGTTTGACTCTCGACATCTACGCGCAGCCTATTTTAAGGTTGTTCCAGGCCTGGATATGACACAGTATTTTGCTTGTCAGACGTGTGGATTCGAGAAGGAGGTAGACATACCTTTAACGGTTGACTTTTTTTGGTCTAAGCAATGATTATATTGCTAGCGTATATGAAGAGTTTTTTCTTTTAAAATATCACGGCAATTGGTCCTTTATGGAGGCGTATAACCTCCCAATAACAATCCGTAGGTGGTTCCTCCAGCGCCTCGTTGACCAAATTGAAAAGGAAAACGAGAAGATGGAAGAAGCAACAAAGAAATCAAAGTCCGGCAGGCGTTAGTGTCTTCCGGCCTTTTTGCTTTTGGAAACTATTTATATGAGAGGGAGAAACTCATCAAATGTTTCAAGTTACTTCTGAAGATATCGATAAAACACTATTTGAATCCATAGATGAACAGGGCGGGGCCCGTTTTGTTGGTGGTATGAGGTCAGCCGGCCCATCAAGGGCGGAAGAA